GGCGCTGCGGGCATCCTGGCGGCCGGCGCCTCATCATGTTCGGCGTTGACCGAGCCATCGGCCGGGACATTCGAAGCGGCATCCTTCGGGTCCTGCGTATCCGTGGTGATCTCCTGCGCGGTGTCATCATTGTCGGTCTCTTGGGCCATGGCGGTCTCCTTTCGGGTGGTGGTTTGGGGGCTGGATCGGGATGGTCGAGCCATGTGTACGCGCCGGCGCGGCGGGGTGTTTTCACCGGCGACATGCGCGCGGAAACCGGCGAAGCCCCGCGCGAGATCGCTGATCTCGTCGGCCAGCCCCGCCGCGACGGCATCGGTCCCGCGATAGATCGCGGCCTCGGTCGCCAGCGCGGCGTCCTGACTCAGGCGCCCGGCGCGGCCGGCGGCGACGGTCTCGGCGAAGAGGAAGCGCAATACATCGATCTCGCTCTGGATGTCGTCGCGTACGCCCTCGGGCAGTGGCTCGTAAGGATTGCCATCGATCTTGTGGGATCCCGCATGGACCAGCGTCACGCGCACGCCGTCCCGGTCGAGCTGGCCGCTGAGATCGGCATGCATGACGACGACACCGATGCTGCCGACCGCGCCGGTGCGCGGCAGCAGGATGCGGCTCGCCTGGCTTGCCAGCGCGTATCCCGCCGAGAAAGCATGCTCGGCCACGAAGGCCCAGACCGGCTTGTCGCGCCGCAGCGCGCGGATGCGGTCTGCCAGATCGAAGACCCCGGCCACCTCGCCGCCAAAGCTGTCGATCTCCAATGCAACCCCGCGCACAGCAGGATCGCTGGCGGCCGCCTCGATCTGGGCGGTGATCCCCTCATAGCTGGTCTGGCCGGAGGACTCCCCGATCCAGGACCCGCGATGGATCAGCACGCCGGAGACCTCGATCACGGCGATGCCGTCGATCACCGGATAGGGCGCTTCACCATGCTGGTGCAGGCGTTCGGCGAGGTTTCCAGCAATGATGCTGGCACGGGCGGTTAGCGGCGTAGCGCCCACCAGCTCGTTTCCGTCCGCCAACTCGACCCGCCGCCCCAGAACGCGCGGCCCAAGCCCCGACAGGAACGCCATGGCCTTGGCGGGCTCGACCAGCAGCGGCGTGTTGAAGGCGCGCGCGGCAATGCGGGCGTGAAGCATCAGGGCTGGTCCTCGTCTGTGCGCGGGCGGGTCTCCGCGGTGTCGTCATCGTCGTCGGCGTCGTCGAACGGGGTCCCGTCTCGATCACCCCCGTCAACCGGCCCGTCCGCCGAGCCCTGCGCGGGCGAGCCGGGGCGGCGGAAGTCGAGGCCGAGCGCGCGTTCGCGGGCATGTTCCGCGGCGATCTCGCGGTCGACCTGCTCGGCGTCAAAGCCGCGCTCGGCGATGGCCTGCGTGCGGGATTTGAGCCCCGCCTCGATCTGGGCGATCTCGGCATTGGCGTCCTTCAGGGGATCGACCCAGTCCCATTTCGTGGGCAGCCAGTCGGCGGTGAGCAGCCGGGATCGGTTTGCCTCGTAGCCCGGCAGGATCAGCGCGCCAGACAGCACCGCCGCATCCATCCAGCGCGCATAGACCGGCCGGCAAAGCTGATACACCATCACCGAATGCTGCCAGGCCGAGACGCGGCGGCGGAACTCGATGAGGGCCAGGCGCGAGTTCGAGAAGTTGCCCTTTACCATGTCATTGGCGAGGTACGGATAGGGAATGCCCAGCGCTGCCGAGATCTGCAGCAACGTGCGGTACTGGAACGGCTCGTAGGTGGCGCCACTATCGGCGGGCTGGCCGACTGTGACATCCTCGCCCGGGTCAAGCCGCACCACCTGGCCGGGGCTGATCTCGACGCCGCTCGGGTCGTCGTCGTCCCCGGGCGGGGCCAGCGGGTTCTCCGGGGCCGGCGAGGTGACGAACATCGCATACATCGCCGCGACCTTTTTGCGGTCAAGCTCGGCATCGTCATACTGATCGAGCAGGAACAGCTTCACGATGGCCGGGGCCAGTTTCGAGACCCCGCGCAGCTGCCCGCCCTCGACCGGGTCGATCACATGGATCACCTCGGAGGCTGGCACCCGGGTGATCTCGCCTGCGAGGCCCGGCTCCGTGCTGTCGCCGGGATGACGGCGCAGGAAATGATAGGCGACGCGGCGTCCGATCCTGTCGAACTCGATGCCCTGACGGATGGCGTTGCCATTCGCCGCGATGCCGCTCTGCTCCAGCGGCAGCATTTCCGCGGGCAGCATCTGCAGCTGCAGCGGCACGCTCAGCCCGTCGCCCGTGCGCCGCGGCCGGATCCGGAAGAACACCTCGCCCGCGATGAAGACCTCGCGCGCGGCCCGGCGCTGCAGCCCGTAAAAATCCGTCAGCCCCTCGGCATCCGCCTCGTCGGTCCAGCCGAGCCACAGCCGCTGCAGCTCTTCCTTGCGGGCGGGGTCCGCAATCTTCGAGATCGGCTTGATCCCGTCGCCCGCGGTATTGGCCGCCCAGCTTTCGACGGCATTCACCGCGTAGCCATTGTTGCGCACCAGCCAGCGGGCCCGGGCGGTGATATCGGGGCCGCTGGCCGCGATCAGCGCGTTGACATGCGCGCGCGTCGCCCGGAACCCGCGCAGACGGCGGTGGTGCTGGCCCGCGTCGAACCCGCCGATGAAGGCCCCGAGGCGTTGCCGCCAGTTCATCGCGGTCATCACAGATCCTTCGCCGCATAGGGGCGGAGGATGCGGCGGCCGGTGCGGTCCAGCGACGCGATCCGCCTTTCGATATCCGCAATGGCCGCGGCCAGCTCCGCATCGGATCCATAGGTCACGGTCTTGCCGTCATAGCTGACGCTGCGCGTACCGCTGTAGCGCGCGGCCAGCAGCCTGCCGTGGTGGTGTTTCAGATCGTCGAGGGTCATGCTCATTCCATGTATCTGGGCGTGCTCACCCGCCAGCCGCGTCGCCGTGGCGTGGTCACGCGCCCCGCTTGCGGCTCGGTGGGGGTTTCGGGTGCCGCGTCCGGCTCGGGGGCGGCGGTCTCCACCCCGGCCTGTTTCTCGAGGCTCTGCCACATCCGCGCGTCGAACCGGTCCGCGCCGAGGATCCACGCCGCGGCCCGGGCATAGATGCGGGTGTCCAGCGCCTCATTGCGCTCGCGCATCTTCTGCCATTGCTGCCTGGCATAACCGCGCTTGTTGCGGATCGTGACCAGCTGCTCGGCGACCAGCTGTTTGAGCCATTCGCTGTCGGCCCAGTCCGGCAGGTGGATCGTGCCGGCCGGGTTGTGTGCCTCTTCCTCTGTCGCGCGCTCCAGCCGCAGATAGCGATAGGTCTCGGCCTTGAAGGTGGCGGTGGCCACGCTCCAGAGCCGGGCCCCACGCTTGAGCTTGCGCCCGTTTACCGTGGCATCGACGAAGGTCGGGCCCGAGACCGGCGTCGCCCGGTTGAAGCCTTCGAGGCCCTTGACCGGGGCCACCTGCGCCGTGCCCTGCTGACGCGCCCAGGCATGGACGGCGGCGGATTCGTAGCCGGTATCAATGGCGAGCTTCGCCAGCGTCATGACAGCGCCGCGCTCGTGCACCCATGTCCGGCCCAAAATGGCTGTCAGCGTCTCCCAGCAGGCGGGATCGTCCGGGCCGCCCGGGATCACGATGTGATCGACGAGCCAGCTTTCCAGCCCGCGGCCCCAGGCCCAGACATCGACCTCGATCCGGTCCTTCTGCACATCGGCCCCGGCGGTCAGGAACAGACCCCGTTCCGGGATCTGCGCCGGATAGGTCTCGCGCCGGTCCGCGAGGCGCTGCCAGTCCGGGGCCTCGCCGCTCTCGACCCATGTCTCGCCCAAGAGCGTATTGCGCGCCGCGCGCAGCATCTCGTCGGAGCCTTGTGCTGCCAGCCACTCGCGCGCGATCTGCGCCCAGCTCTTCCAGCCGATCGGCGAATAGAGCGCCGAGAGGTGAAATCCGATAGCGGTGGGATCGGTTGCCACGGCGGTCGCGCGCCATTCGCCCCGTTCCAGCATCCGCGTCTTGTGATGCTCGGCGATGGGGCGCGCGCAGCCTTCGCAGTGGTAGGCGGCGGTCTCGGGCTGGTCCTTTGCCCAGCGCAGCCGCTCGAACTGCAGCCACTGCATCGCCCCGCAATGCGGGCACGGCACGAAGTACCGCCGCTGGTCGCTGGCCTCGAACTCGCGCTCGATCCGGCTCAGCCCGCGGATGGTCGGGGTCGAGACCATGAACACCTTGCGCCGATGCGCGAAGGTGGTGGTGCGGGCTTCGGCCAGCGTGACCGGATCGCCCTCCTCGTCGGCCGAGGCCGGATAGGCGTCGACCTCGTCGAGAAACACGTAGCGCGCGGGCATCGAGCGCAGGCCGGTGGCCGAGTTGGCCCCCGTGAGCACCAGGATGCCGCCGGGAAACTCCTTGGACAGCATCGAATTGCCCGCATCGCGCGACCGCGCGGGCTTCACGCGCTCCTTCAGCGCCGCGCTGTCCTCGATCAGCGGGTCGATCCTGCCCCGCGAGCTGCGCTTGGCCATCTCGACCGTGGGCAGTACCGCCAGCATCGGCCCCGGCGCGTGGTGGATCACGAAGCCGATCCAGTTGTTGCCGGCCTCGGTCGCGCCCACCTGCGCGGCCTTCATGAACGAGATCCGCTGCGCGGGATGCCCGGGCGAGAGCGCATCCATGATCGCGCGCAGATAGGGCGTGCGCACGGTGCGGTACCGCCCGGGTTCGGCCGAGGCGCGCGACGACAGCCAGCGATGCGCATCCGCCCAGCCCGACACGGTCAGATCCGGATCGGGACGCACGCCGCGCCGCCAGGCGCGCAGGATGTCCTCTGACCC